GGTTCGATTCCTAGTGAGTCTGCCATTTACGGAGATATGGCTGAGCGGTCGACTCCCTCACACTTTTAAGGCCTTATGGCTGATCCCCAAAGCCTTATGGCTGCGGTATGGCTTTTCCCTCTTTCGCCCGATAAGTAAAGGGGATTAACTTTTGAATTTACAAATACTTAAACTTAGAGTATAATTATATTATGACAAAACAAAACGAGTTCTTATGGGTTGAACGTTATCGTCCCCAAACTATTGAAGATTGTATTCTTCCGTCAAGTCTAAAAAAGACTTTTCAGCAAATCGTAGATACAGGTGAAATGCACAATATGCTACTCACTGGTTCTGCAGGGTTAGGTAAAACCACAGTTGCCCGTGCGCTGTGTAATGAACTTGACTTAGATTATTTACTTATCAATGCTTCTGAATCAGGTAACATTGATACGCTTCGTTCTACTATTAAACAATTTGCGTCTACCGTTTCGTTGAATGGTGGTAAATACAAAGTTGTTATTTTAGATGAGGCTGATTATCTAAATGCACAATCAACTCAACCAGCATTACGTGGTTTCATCGAAGAGTTTAGTTCTAATTGCAGATTTATTCTTACTTGTAATTTTAAGAATCGAATCATCGAACCTCTTCATTCACGTTGTGCTGTAATTGAATTCAACACAACTAAAAAGCAACTTGCTGAATTAGCTGCGCAGTTTATGAAACGATTGCAGCATATTCTAAAGTCTGAAGAGGTTGACTTTAACAACAAAATCGTGGCTGAACTCATTATGCGCTATGCTCCTGATTGGCGCCGCGTAATCAACGAGTGTCAACGCTATTCATCATCTGGTGAAATTACATCAGATATATTGATTGGTCTATCGGATCAAAACATTGCAGCCCTAGTACATCACTTAAAGGATAAAGACTTTAAAAGCATGCGTTCTTGGGTTACTAACAACACTGATATCGATTCATCTGTTATTTTTCGTAGAATTTATGACACTCTTTACGACTTTGCTCAACCTCATTCTATTCCTGCAATCATTCTTATTCTTGCAGACTATCAATACAAAGCAGCCTTCGTAGCCGATAAGGAACTTAACACTGTTGCGTGTCTAACCGAAATCATGGCATCATCGGAATGGAAGTAAAAAAGCTATCACCATTTGACTTTATAAAGTCTATCAATGAAGGAAAAAGAGGTAAACATCTTTTAGAAGATTGCACTGCTGATGATTCACTTGAAATGGTTAATCCTGATGCAGCGGACAAACAATATGTTCCCTTTATCATTAATCGTGGATTGTCTTACTTTAAAGATACCGCGCTTTTTGCTAATGAAATGAATGTGAAAAATCAACTTCCACCGCGAATGCAGTATGACTTTTATCGCAATATTGTAACACCTAAAAAAAGGTTTTCAAAGTGGGGTAAGAAGTCAAAGTCTTCTGAAGATATAAAGGCAATTCAACAGTATTATAACTATTCGCAGGAAAAAGCCGAAGCTGTTTATCCGCTTTTTTCAAAATCAGCTATGATGCAACTTCACAAAATTTTAGACAAAGGAGGTAAATAATATGGCAAGAAAAAATGCAAAACAAATTAAAATAGATACATATAAACTTAAATCTCCCACGTATGTAGGACCAACATGCAAGTATATTGATCACATAATCGAAGTATTAGATGACGAAATTAAACCTCTCATTTCTGAAAAAGACGAAGACTTTTTCAGCGAAATACAAAGACAGCTTATTGCTCAATTAGAATTCATTAGATCCTCAAATCAGACCTTGCGTGATTCTTCTCAATATTGGTATCAATCGTTTAAAAAGGAGGTATAAAGCGTAAATAGTGTTTTGTATAAATAATTCTTTACAATGGAATAAATTATGCAAACACAGACACCTATTGAATGGACACCTTCAAATATGTTGGAGGTATTACTAAATGAACCCGACGACTTTCTTAAAATTAAAGAAACTCTTACGCGTATCGGAGTTGCTTCGAAAAAAGAACATAACACTTTATTTCAAAGCTGTCACATACTTCACAAACAAGGTCGATACTTTATCGTTCATTTTAAAGAGCTTTTTATGCTTGATGGTAAACCATCTAATTTTACAGAGGACGATATTGGACGTCGGAATACTATCACTACTCTTTTATCTGATTGGGGATTACTTACAATCGTAGATGAATTACAGGCTGAAACAAAAACCTCGTTGAGACAAATTAAAATTATATCTCATCGCGACAAAAACGAATGGAATCTTGAATCAAAATATTCCATTGGAAACGTAAAGAAGTAATATAAATAGTTTTATAGACAATGCCCATAACGGGGTTGTCGCCTTAACCTGCCTAACGGAGGAAAAAATAAAATGACAAATGCATACACATGGCCAGGCCAATCCTGGACAATCGGTTTCGATTCTATGTTTGATAGACTCGAAAAATTACAATCACAACAAGAAGGTTATCCACCTCATAATGTTGTTAAACACGGCGAAGACAAATTTGAAATTGCTCTCGCCGTAGCAGGCTTTAACGAAAAAGATTTATTCGTTGAGCAAGAAAAAGACGTTCTTACAATTGCATCTAAAGATGTAGATTTGAACGGCAATAAAGAATACATTCACAAAGGTATTGCAACGCGCAAATTCAAAAAGACATTCACACTTGGTGAGTTTGTTGAAGTAGAATCTGTTGCGCTTGTCGATGGTATTCTTTCTGTCTATCTGGTGAAAAATATTCCAGAAGAAAAGAAGCCTAAAACTTTTAAGATTGGAGCTTCTAAACCAGAGTTCCTTTCTGAGTAAAACTGAATAAACATAAAGTCCTAAGCATGACTTTAAACTGCTTCTTTTTTATAAATAGATATATGAAATCATTGGTAGAAACAACACTTGAAGTACTACTTGAAAACAATATGCCAACGTATTGGAAAGGATTCGAAAAAGTAATTGCTACTCGCGGTTGGAAGATTGATCCGAATGGAACAGACACCTTTGGCAATCCTGTTGACAAAAATACGCGTGTCGTAGTTGATAAGAAGACTGGTAAAAAACGTTTCCGTATTAGTCGTATGATTAAAGGTTCTACCTTTGTTATGGACCAAACCATTGTAAGAGATGATGATGGCAATACCATAAAAGGATTAGGTGTTTTAGATTTAGTTTATCCTTATGAAAAACAATTTGTTTTAGATTCTAAAAAGCTTAATACGATTCAGGTTGATCCTGTAAATAAAGCAGTTATCGCAAAACTTAAGAAGTTTTATGGCGATTATGAATGGAGCAAAAAAGGAAAAAATACACTCATATCGCTAAAATAAGCAGTGTACATACCATAAAACTTATGGTATAATTATAGTATGATTTTAACAGGATTCTACACTAGTGTCGAAAGACTAGGTAACAAACTTCTATATCGCGGTTATGACGCAGATGGTAAAAAAATTACTCATCGTATTGCGTACAAACCTACACTTTATCTTAAGTCTCAAAAGACTGTTACAGATTGGAAAGCTCTCGATGGTACGCCAGTCGAGCCTTTGCAGTTTGGCTCAATGAAAGAAGTCAAGGAATTTGAAAAGTCCTATAATGGCGTTCCTGATTTTTGTCTTTATGGAAATACACGTCACATCCCAGCGTTTATTCAAAATCAATTTCCAAACGAAATTGTTTATCATCGCAATTTAGTTGACGTTGCTTCACTTGATATTGAAACATCTTATGGTGATGGTTTTCCTGAGGTTGACAATCCTGTCAATCAGATTCTTACAATTGCGTACAAAAGCTCAAAGGATGACACTTATCGCGTTTGGGGTATGAAACCTTATGACGAAGCTATTACATCGCTTAAACACTTAAAAATCGACTATCGTCAGTTCACTGCTGAATCTTCGATGCTTGAAGCTTTTATTGACTTTTGGTCAGATCCTGAAAATACGCCTGATATCATTACAGGTTGGAATACTCGTTTCTTTGATATTCCATACATGGTTGCTCGCATGGCATTCTTGCTTGGTGAAGAAAAGGTTCGCAATTTATCACCTTGGCGTAAGATTGAACGTAAGGAAATCTTTATCAAAGGTCGTAAACAAATTGCCTTTGACATCATGGGTATTCAACACCTTGACTATATGGAACTCTTTAAAAAGTTTGCATATACGTATGGCAATCAAGAATCTTATTCTTTGAATCATATTTCGAGTGTAGTACTTGGTGAAAAGAAACTTGACTATTCTGAGGTTGGTACCTTGCGTGATCTATACGATGTAGACTTTCAAATGTTTGTTGACTACAACATCAAAGACGTTGAGCTTATTGAACGTATGGAAGAAAAGCTTGGCCTTATCACATTGGTATTGACTATGGCTTATCTTGGCGGTGTAAACTATCAAGACACTCTTGGTACAACAGCAATATGGGACTCAATTATTTTCCGTCGTCTAGCACGTTCAAAGATCGCGATCCTTCCAAGTGTACCAAAAGAAACTGAACAATTTCCAGGCGGATACGTAAAAGATCCTCATGTCGGTATGCATGATTGGGTAATGTCTTTTGACTTAAACTCACTTTATCCTAATCTTATTGTTCAATACAACATGTCACCTGAAACTTTGATTGGTGTTACTAATGCTGATGGCGCAACTGCGTCTAATGGTGCAGTCTTTCGAAAGGACAAGAAAGGTATTATTCCTGAAATTGTTGAAGAACTATATGCTAAACGTGTCACGATTAAAGGTGACATGCTCCAAGCAAAAACTAAACTTGAAACTATTTCAAAACGTCAACGCAACGAGTACGCTCAAACCTCTGGTCAAGTTGCTCGTCTCGAAACACTCCAAACCGCGATTAAGATTCTCCTTAATAGTCTATATGGCGCAATGGGCAACAAG